CGCCCAGGTTCGTGGATGTCAACATCGTCTAGTGTGTCATAGTATGACGCACTCGGAAGAGCAAAATCCAAGTATGGAAAGTACTCCTCCAGACGATCAGTCCAGGTTCTCAGGTTGAACTTAGAGTTTCCTCTAAGTCCATCCGCTGTTGAGCCCGGACCGTGTTTCGGTACTAGATCGCCATAGAACACATCGTGTTCTACACGAGCTAGTAATCTACGAAACAGCAGGGATGAGACCCTCTTGAAGTCTGCTTTATCAGCATCCGACAACAGGGAATCATGTCTCCTGACATCCAACTCACACTCGAGATAGCCTTCCAATGCTTTCTGCTTGCGTGTATCGCTACACTCAAGCAGAATCTTGCTAAACATCAGTGTCAACTGACGTATGGCGAGAATGGCATCAATGTTAGGCACATCGAGCAACACTCCACTACCACGGTCGAACACAAGATCGAGGAAACCTCCGAGAAATCGGGGGAGACCTGCTCTGAAGTGGAATCCACTAAAGAGATCGCGATCTACCTGGCCTATGGCAAGAGCCTTTTCGAAGCTCTTTCCAAAGTCCGGTAAGGTTATCGTAAGAAACGATAACCCTTCATGTTCGGTCCGGCCAGTGACTGTTTTCCAGTCACGGGTGGCGCTAGTGCAACATCTAGTGGCAGATTCGTCTGCCACCTTCTTCCAGAGCAGCATCAGGCTTTTCAGAAGCCCTCCTTAAATAGAGGTGTACTTCTCCTTAGCCTAAGGCTGTCGACACAGTAACCACCATGCATACGTTGGTACATATGCTGGGAGTTCTGTACCTAGTATCCTTTTCCGCCTTTCTTCCTCAACGGGAAGATGAGCGATCTCGGCCAAGACGCACAGAGACATAGAGAGTAGAACCCTCTAGGAAAATGTGAATCTTAATGGCAGGGATTGCCAGACAGAAAAGAGATACTAGCTCTCACCGCCAAGAAGCTTGACGATGAGGGCATCCGAAGACGCGGTGAAGACGGATTTGAATCCGTCATAGACCGCTTTCGCCTCGGCATTCGTATAGCCGGCGACAGGCACGTCGAAGACGATGTAGTTACTCATCGACACCTTCGTGTTCTGCGCCGGGATAAACGGATCCGCGGTGATCTTCGAGTGGTCAACCCTTAGCACTCGCCGAGTCCGACGCCCGTAGGCGTGGGACGCGGCAAGCACAATGAGCCCATCGCTACTCATGTACTTCGACTCATTGTCACGGACCGAGGTCCGCGGCAACGAAGACGTCGCACCTGAGATAGTGATGGATTGCGGGTCGGTAAACGCCATTAGGCGTGCTCCGATCTGACACTCGTTAGAGTGCCATTGGTGTTGTCAGCAGTGATCTCTACTTACTACCCTTACTAATACCAAGGGCAGCCAGTATGGAGAGCTGAAATGGTGACAAGCCATTCCAGACAACTCCAAACCCAAAGGGGTTTGCCCCATACCTCTTCTTAGTGATTGTTTCCACTTTGAAGGGCGGGAGAACGAGCTTCTGGCCGAACAGACCAGAACCTTCGTTGGTATAGATATCGGTGACCGTACTGGTCTCCATTATATATCCATACCGCATAACCAGACCACCAGATGCGAAGTCGGTAAGGTTAGAAATAACATTACCGGTATTCGCAAACCAGTCGACGGCCCAGCTCCATGGTGCGATTTGCCAAATTTTGGCAGGTGACATGTCGGTGCCGAGTAGATACTCGGCGCGTCTGGCGTAACGTTCCATCTTATTCCGGGAGTCGTATCCGGAAGGGAGGTGGTACGTAAATGCGCCAGAAAACCACACATCACTTGAGACGGTAGTATGTCTCGTAATCACACCAAACGGACCAGTGGGGGAACCCGAATATCCGAACGGCACAGCCGCCGGAGACAGGATTTCCTCACTGATTACCGGTTTCGATGAGAACCTGTAACGCCTTCGGACGTTCCTACCTGCGTCACGTTCGAACTGGGTAAGTACCCGGTCCGCGTGATAAACGGCACCAAGGAAATCCTTGATGTCGTTAAAGATAGGCATCCAACCAAACTGGAGATTCAGATGTTCATCTGCAGTCGCTTTTCGCGCCTGTCCAGTTTTGGCCTTCCAGATAGTGCTGCCGACAAGATGTGGTATCTTGTCTTTATACAGCTCTGTCAAGAAGACAAAGGCATTCGCAGGACTATTGGTGGGCTTACACCTAGCGATTGCAGTCGCTCCCATTGCGTTCAGTTCCTGTTCGGATCTGCCCGCTACCTGGGAGGGATCAATCCCTGGGTGAACTGCCCCAAGATCGCCTTGATAGGAGACCCTGGGCCAGCCCCACTCCTCGGGTGCACTCCATTGCCCCTTCCGAAAGGAAGAGGAACGAGTGGTCCGAGTTGTGAAGAAGTCACCACCAAAATCGCCGTTCGACCCCTTAGGGGGCGGCCAGCGATTCCCTTCTGACACAGTTCGCTGTGTCTCGAGCACGTTAACGGAGACAGGGTCATCTCGCACAGTTCCCGAAGGGAATCTCTGCGTAGATACACCGGAGAACGTCGTTAACACCGACGTTCTCTGTCTCTCGTTACGTGGCTTCGACATCGAAGCTCCTTTGGAGGAAGCACTCCCTTACGGGAGTGGGTGAGTGATGCACTGCGTCGGCGGCGCCCTCTCGGGCGCC